AAGCAAAAGAATAATGAACTTGGTCGCATATTACGCGCACAAAACAAACCGAATACATAAACGGCACTGAGTGCCACAACTACGGTCCTTGGGGGATTACAAAAATGGTAGATTTAACAGGCATTGACGGACTTAACGAAGAGCAAACGGCTAAGTTATCAGCTTTATTTGATTCAGAAATAGGCGGATTAAAAAGCAAGGTCGAAGAATTGATTGGAGAAAAACGGAATGTCCAGCAATCGTCTCAAGAGAAAGATCAGGTTATTGAAGATGCACGCAAGGCAGCGGCAAAGGCGCATGAAGAAAATCTTATTGCAGCCGGAAAAACCGAAGAGTTAAAATCATTCTATGAAGAGCAGCTTGCAACAACAACGGCAGAGCTAACAGCAACAGCCAAAACAGCTAAAGACGCGCTAATGTCTCGTGATAAGAATGATGTACTAAGCAAGGTATCTAGCCTTATTCATGACGACTTTAAAGACGTATCTAGTGCTATGTTGTCAAATATGCTAGAAATTGGTTATAATGACCAACAGCAACTAACCACACAATTCAAAAGTAACGGTGAAGTTGTAGCAAACAATGTTGAAGAGTTCAAAAGCTGGGCTGGAGAACAAGATTCATTTAAGAAGATTTTAAAAGGTGTTGATTCGTCAGGGGCGAATACAATACAGTCGCAAGGTAGTGCCTCTGTGACAAATAAACCATACAGTGAGATGAGCTTGCAAGAGCAAATCGCACATAATAAACAAGTTACACCACAGAGGAATTAATCATGGCTTTAGGTGATTTTCAAGTATTTAACGATTTTGCGTATCGAGCATTTGCTGTAACGCTACAACAACAGGTTGAATTATTTAACGCTGCTTCACGCAACGCTTTATCTATGACAACTATGGCATGGGCAGGTGACTACAAACAGAAGGCGGCTTTTGAAAACTTAGCTTCTTTAGTTGGTAATCGTGATCCAAGCTCAACGTCAGCAGCTTCAACACACGCTTTATCTGAGCTTTTACAGATTGAAGTTAAAGTTGGTTACGGCACTCCAAATATTGAATACACTAATACTGCATTCGATTGGACTAATCGTTCGCCAGAAGAGGCAGGTACTTTATTCGGTAACGCTGTAGCTGAAGGCTCAATGGCTTACATGCTTAATTCTTTGTTAGCATCTGCTGTTGCTGCAATGGATGATGCAGACGTAACTTTTGATGGTACTGCTGCTGTCGCATCTCTTGATAGCTTAAATAGCGGCGCTGGTAAGTTTGGCGATCGTCAATCAGCTATCACTACATGGGTAATGCACTCAAAGTCAATGAATGACATTTGGGGCACTTCGCTTGCTAACTCTAATCGTTTGTTCGAGTTTGGTACTGTTGCTATTGTTTCAGATGCATTTGGCCGACCTATGATTATGACTGATTCAGATGCCTTGCATTTTGATAATGGTGGTACTGAAAACTATCATCAATTAGGTTTAGTTTCTGGTGGCCTTGTTGCTGAAGATCAAGGTGATATGCGCCTGTACACTGATGTAGATCTTTCTGAACAGAACGCTAAACAGGTTCTTAAAATGGAAGGTTCTTTCGGTGTAGGTATTAAAGGTTACACTTGGAATACGGCAGTAACCAAGCCCAATGATGCAGCTTTAGCGCTAACAACCAACTGGTCGCGTATTGCTAACTTAGGCTTGAAAGATACTGCTGGTGTCGTAGTTACTACTTTATAGGTGATACATGAAAGCTATTATTAAAGAATCTTTTAGTAAGGCTGAGTTATCAAGTGGTGATTTGCTAGTTACCCCGAAAAGCTTTAATAGCGTAAAGGAGTGGCAAGGCGTCGAGGTTAGCGGCACTAAGTATTATGTAGACAAGGCCGTTAAGCTTGGTGGCAAAAAGCCAAAGCCTAAAAAGAAAACAGACTAATAAAAAGCCTCATTAATTTGGGGCTTTTTTATATCTGCTAATAAGTTATAATAACTACAGGGTTGAGGGACCCTAGACTAGCTAGTCGCACATCTCCCTCTAAAGCCTCCCTCGCTTTATGATTCCCTCACATTTTAATTAATTGAGGGCTAATCATGTCTATGAACGAAATACTCGCACAGATAGTTATCGCTGCTGGCGGCACTGTCACAAATCCAAATAATAGAAATCAACTATTACAAGACTGGCTTTTAGCCTTATAAGGAATAATTATGAGCATTAGAAATGAATTGCTTGAGCAAATACTCGCTGCTTCAGGTGGTGGCGGCACTAACGGTTTTATTGATTATAACGATACATCAACAACAGCATCGCCAGTGGTACTTTCTGCGGATACATGGACAGTTATGCCAAATGACGGGCTAGGTGCATTTACTAACAAAGATTATAAGCCTAGTGGCGTTACTGAATTAATGGATGTATCGACGGGCAAAGTAGATCCAACTGAATTACCTTTGGGATCTACAATACTTATAAGAAATGACTTTACTGTCACGCCAAACACTAATAATACATTATTGGAGTTTAGATATACTTTAGGCGATGGCGGTGGCGCTTACACACTAGAAAAAATCATAGGTAGGCTGGATAGTGGCTCGGGCATTGGCTATAGGCGTTCATTGGTTCCAGACATGATATACATGGGAGACACTAACACCAGAGATTATCATATAGGGTTAGAGGTAAGGCTTAGTGCTGGCGGTACGTTAGTAAATGCGGGTTCAGCTATACAGGTGATAAAACAATGAGTATTACAATATATAAAGATAGTTCAGCTAACGCTATATTTATCGAGGACGCAAACGGAGCGCAGTTTTTAAATAGCTTACAGGCATCGGTTGACAATGGATCGTGCTCTATAACGGATACAGCTAGAAGCATAGAAGTAACCACAGGTATAGCATTTTCTGAATATGTTGACGAGTCAGGCAATACTTACGGAGAAAACGCGGTAGAAACTTGCGATGCTTTAAACGCTATCTTTTCTAGCTCAGGAACCCCGACAACTAACCTACCTTCAATAACCAGCCCGTTAACTATTAGCAGTGTTCAGGGTGCAGTAATAAACTATGAGCTAACTTCTAGTTATGGTGTTGGTTATGAGTGGGATCTATCATCCGTAACGGGTATTACAACAGTCGAGGGCAATCCGAGGAAATTAATAGGCGGCTCTGGCTTGGTTAGTGGTACGTACAACATCCCCGTAAAAGCTATTAATTACAATGGTGAGGATAGCGAAACTATTGTTCTAACAGTTGATACGCCAGCATTTGCCAATACGAAAAGCATTCAGTTTGAGCAGAATCATTATTTAAGCGGAGGCGTGACTGAGGTTGATGGCATTTTTGGGAGGGCTTCCAATGGTGACGGTGGAGCTTGGACTATAAGCGCTTATTTTAAAGCGGGTAGCCATAACAATTCGGTTCAAACCATTATGTTTGCAGGTGGTAATAGCTCATCTAGTGACCCAATGGTACTTTTGTATTGGGAAGGTAATCATCCAGGAAGGCAAAATGTATCAATACGATACGGAAGTAATTACAACTACATTGAAAAATCAACGCCTATAGGAAGTGTTTCTAATGATGGCACTTGGCATCATATAATGATTACTTTTGATGGTGGCACAACTGGAAATCAAAGCGGTCAACTATCTCAATATTATAGTAGATTTAAGGTATTTTTAGATGGAGTGGAGCAGACCACTATAAATAGCCACGCCAGTTTTGGCAATTCATCTGCATTTAATGTAGAGGTGTTCAGGGTAGGTAGGTGGGGTACAGGGAGTTCCACGATGAGGGATTCTTGCAAGGTTGATGAGTTAGCCTTCTGGGGTTCAGACCAAAGCGCAAATATAGCTGATATATACAACAGTGGTGTTCCATTTGACCTATCAACACTATCACCTTCGAACTGGTGGAGAATGGGTGATGATGACACTTATCCGACTTTATTGGATAGCGCAGGCGGCACAGATTTTACTATGGATGGCATGACCAGTGCATCAATAGTTAATGATGTGCCATAGGTAGTAACACAGGGGCCTTGCGCCCCTTTCTCATTTATATTATGACAAATATTGACTTGATGTATATATTACTTTGTAGGCTAGGAATTCTCTATAGTAGTAATAGTCCTATTAACTACCCTGTCTCTTATACACATCTCCGAGCCCACGAG